GCAGGAGCAGCAGCAGGAGCAGCGGCTCGGGCGGCAGCAGGGGCGGGAACAGGGGCGGCGCGAACGGGAGCCTTGGAAGCTACAGGGGCTGCAACAGCTTGATTTGAGACTGTGCCCGGGTCATACATTTCGCCCGCTTCCATGTTGCGGCGAAAGCCAGCCGGGTGAAACCCGCCACCAATATCCCGATCATCCCCGTTGTCAACCATTCTTGCCATGGGGGCAGGTCGCTCTGCCGCAGGCATTGATCTAGCGCTAGGAGCAGAAGAGCGAGTCTCAGACTTAGAAGACTCGCCCTTCTTGTCTCGGGAGAGCATGTAGCCCAACGCACCAAGTGCAGCAAGGCCAGCTAGTTGTCCTGTGCGTTTTCCCATGCTCTTCCCCTATCAGCAGGCTTTGCCGCCGTAGTTCATCTTGACCATCTTGCCTTTGGTCTTGCCTTTGGACGCGACCCCGTCTTTGCTGGGGGCGGCGGTCTTCACAGCGCCCATCTTGGTCATGCCGCCAGAAGCCATCTTCATAGCGGGTTTAGCTCCGGCTTTTTTCTTAGCCATCATTGCCATAAAACCCGGATTCATTTTGGAAGCCATAGTGTCACCACCTTCTTTAAATTTGCGGCCCTTGTCCGCGTTGATGAAGTCTTTCCCCACGCTCGCGGGGACTCCGGCCTTCTTGGCAAACGCGGGGCTGTTAGCCACCGCTGCCATAAAGTTGTGCTGCTTCTTACTTGTGCTCGGCATCGTCTGCCTTCTTGCGCCAAAGCGTAAAAAACTCTTTCCCGGTAGCCATCTCGTAGATGCGCATGACACCCACAATAGCGCCGATCAGACCAAACACCGGGGTAAGAATTTGCAAGAACGAGCCAAGCGCCGTGAACACGGCCACAAAGTCCAGCACGTTTTTAACGGTTTCTGTTTTCTCAGTCATGTCAGAGCATCTTTCCTCGTGTTTTACCGCGCTGAGCGATACCGTCAGCGCGACTGGAAGCTGAGACTTTACCGCCTTTTTTCATACCGGGAGAAGTGCGGCGTTCTTCACGTTTTAGTTCGTTATAGCGCTCGCGGTGCATGGGTGCGACTGCATCCCGTCCCGCTTTCTCAGCCCCCTGCAATAGCTCAGGGTTGTTTGCCGCATTGAGGACGTCAATTCCTCGCTTGCCTTGGATGTGAGCGTTTATTGCGCGCATTCCCGGGGCAAAAATGCCTTCATCTTGCTGCCACCGCTTGCCGGCATTGGAATTTCTCTGAATATACTCGCCTTGGGCTTTTGCGCGAGCAATGGCTTCTTCGTCCGTGTCAAAACTATGCGGTTGATAATACGGAGCGCCCGGAGCAACTTTACGAATTGCCGCAGCCTGCGCGTCCTTTCTGGCTTGTGCGGCTTCGGAATTACGATTCAACCTGTTCATCCGGTCGTATGGAGTTTCAAATTCGTATGCGGCTGTAGTTTTAGGAAACTTTATGGGCATGTTAGCTCCCTAGCATTTCCAAGCCCGAAGGCTCTTGTTGATCCGGCTATTGGGGTCGTTCGCGGTCTTTTCCGAGGTCAGCTTTTTCTTCATGCCAGTCATCCGGGCGCAGAAAGAGTCGCGGCGTTTGCCGCCCTCTGGTTGAGGGGCCTTCAACCCGGGCTTGCCCGGATTGGCTGCGTTGTAGGAGGCTCGTCCCTTGGCGTTCAGACCGCCTTTGGGGTTCTTGCCTTCCTTGCGAGTCCATGCTGCGGTCTTAGCCATAGAACACCGTGACGCTGGCGATGTTCGTCAGCGATGCGTAGATGTCAGTCGAGCACAGCACCCCCTCACCCGGCACCGAAATATAAAACGAGTTCGGGTTGGAGTTAGATGGGATGTCAACTTCAATCACCGTGGTCCCGCCGGAACCGCCGTCCTTCAGCAGCAACGTGCCAGCGCTGCTGGCAGTCGCGCAGATAGCAAACCCCTTGATACGCGCCCGGGAGCCAAAAATGGACCCCGAGGAGTTTCTATGGGTTGACTTAACGTCGTATTGCATCGTCATAACTAATCTCCTGTAAGACAGGGGCCGAAGCCCCCGAGATCAATTAGGCAGTGCGTGTGAACACGTATGCGGTGGCGCTGGAGAACATGATGGTGAATCGTGCCAGACCGGTGACACCGGAAGCAATGGTCAGGTCACCAAAGCTACCGGGGGTGTCAGCGGCCGCAGTAGACAAAATACCGTTGGTGGCAACAGCAATCGTCACGGTGCTCGCACCGGCGGTGTTGTCGATGTACAGGTCCAGCACAGTGCCCTTAGCCGCACCAATAGCCGCACCCAGCAACGTTCCGGTGGGCAGCGTGATGGTGGTCGGAGAGGCCGAGGTGGAAGTGATGTAGCCAGTTGCAACTTCAGCTGCGGTGGCAGTTGCGGTCGCGTTGATTGCGGCAGTCGAAGGGTGGTTCTGGTCGGTAAAAACCAGATTGGTGGTTGTCAGGTTGGTCACGCTTGTGGTTGCGCCAAAGGTGGCGTCCACGGTAACAGCGCCAGTGGTGGCGTTAACGGTGATGTCTTGAAAGCCGTTCTCGGAGCGAACTGGGCCGTTGAATGTGGTATTTGCCATGATTTTTTCCTCATGCGGTTAAGGTGTATCTGTCTGCATGACGTCGGCCCGGAGCCGTCAGATACACCGGAAAAGTCCGGGAGTGGCTGCAATATACAGCAAAAGAAAAAGGGGCACAAGGCCCCTTTTCCTAGTTTACCGGTCGATCAAGACGAACCGGAAGAACCCCACATACCGAGCGGGTCAGACCAGCCGAAGCTGTAACGCTCGCGGGACTTGTAACGGACGTTGCCGGTATCAAAGTCGCCGTCCATGCTGTTTTGCAGCGGGGTACGCACGAAGTGCTTCATGCCGTTAGGAACGTCCGTGGTCAGGAACCAAGCGTTCGTGTCGGTCAGGAAGTTGTTGACGGTGTAGCCACCAGAGATGGTGCCCATCTGCTTCAACGCGTTGATGTCGTTGTCAGCAGTAGAAACACGCAGTTCGGTGTCCAGCAGACGCTTGGCAACGAACATCAGGCTCGGCGGGATCACCAGCTTGACAGGCTTGGCGGCGATCAGCAGTCCACGCTCATCGGTCCACGCTGCGATTTGAATCGTGGCGTTTTCCAGCGAGGTTTCGTTTAGATCGACCGGGGTAGCCGGGCTGTTGAAGTTAACAGTGCCGCCGACGGTAGGGTGACCAACGCGGGTGCTAGAGGAGTTAACGCCAAACAGCGACACGCCATCACCACCGGGGTAGGAGCCGTTGAAGCCGTTGTTCAGGATAGCCGCAGCCTTGACCTGCTTGGTGAACGCCATAGCGCGAGCCAGAGCTTTGGTGTAGCGGGCAGACAGACTGTCGTACAGGTTGTCTTCCACAGCTTCTTCCGTGATGGAGAAGCCCAGAGCAATGGTTTCGTGGGTGTAGCGAGCAGTGAAAGCTTCCTGCGCGTTGTCGTAAGCGATGGCAGAGCCTTCGTTCTTGACAGGTGCAGCACCGAAGCCAGCGAGTTTGGTTTCTTCTTCGAAGGAACGCTCGGAGGTCTCGGATTCGTAGATTTCCTTGTGCTGCTCACCGTAGCGAGCGTACTCCATGCCAAACAGAGCGTTCAGGCCGGGAAGGAGTTCCTTAAGTAGCTGTGCGCGTGAAATAGCCATTTTATGTTACTCCTTACAGACCAACAGCGTTGGTATAGGTGTGATAGCCGGGGTTGATCTTCACGTAGACATCGGTGTAGGCGTCGCCAACAACCGAGAAGCCTTGCACGTTGGGGAACCCGACAACACGGAAAGCTGCGGTGGTCGTCACAGCCGACGAGCCTGCCACGACAGAAGCCGTGGAGTTGCCCGTGGTGGTGCTGCCAGTAGCAACAGCGCTAGTAGTGAAGAACAAGTTCGCGCCCACAGCGGCTTGCGTCACAGAGCCAGCGGACTGGACTTGGAACACCACGTTGGGATCGTCAACAACCGAGGCTTGGATCACGCCAGTCACACCGGTGGGGTAGTACTGGGAGAAGATCAGTTGGCCTTGAGCGTTGAAGTACGAGCAGCCAACGAACACACCCACGATACCGGTGTTAGAGGTGCCGACAGGGAAGCCGTTAGTCGTCGCGTCAGCGCCGGTGGCGGTAGCCACAGCCAGATAACCGGACGAGTTCACATACACGGGCGAGCCGTTAAAAATATTCGAAGCGGTGCCAGCGGGATCAATAAGATACGTACGGGTTGCACCTGCATACGGGGTGCCACCCAACTGATTTACGGGTCGTAGCCCGTAGGGAGAAGCGGTAGAAGCCATTTATTACTCCAAATTAAGAACCAGAACCGAAACTGACCTTGGATTTCTTTTCCGAGAAAAGGGGCATCCGAGGATCATTTTCACGAAGAAAGTTGTTGTCCACCGACTCCATCTGAGCCTTGTTCTGGCGTGCATAGTGATCAGCACGTTGCTCCATAAACTCTTTCGGAATCCGGCAAAGCAACAGTCCACCCACCTCAATGTTGCCTTTAAAGCGACCTTCGGTGGAAGCGTGCATCATTAGCTCGGGATACTCCTCTGCTTTGCAGGGCTCATATCCTTCGCGCAACTTAGAAGAAATATTGGTGGCATCAGCAGCACCCATAGCGGAGATACGAACCCACCGATGAGACCAACCGGGTCGGTCGTCGGGGCTGGGCAGCATTTCCGGCGGACGCCACGCTTCAGGACGTTTAAACGTCACTTCACGGACATCTGCCTCACGGCTACGGCGATTTTGTTGAACCTGTTCCATTATTGACTCCTTCCAAGCTTAGCAACCTCTTTAGCATAGACTTCCAAAGGCACCCCAAGGCGGCGGGCTAACGCTGCTTCGGATGACTTCAGTTTCACGCGAGTAGGCGGGGTACTGCGAGAGGCCGGAGCCACCACAGTGGATTTTGAGGCACGGCGTGGAGGTTCTTCCTCATCAGCCGGTTCTGATGCTTTTCTGCGAGGAGCATCATCCTCATAGCTCTGAGATTCAAAGTACTCAGGAAATCTTTTCCGCATGGTCTGATCGACTGCTTCAAAGTAGTCATCAGTACCGATGTAGTCAGCACCATACTGACGCTGCAACTTTTTGTCAATACCCATCGCAGCCATGGTCATTTCTTCGTCTACCCCGAACCAATCCTTGTTGGATTGAACCCAACTCTTGGTTTTCTGGGGTAGCTCTTTGGCTGCGGGTTTGAACTCCGTCTCTTCCGAGACGATAGGCCGCATGTTCTCAGTCTTATCTATCCGCAGGGTAGCTCGTGCTACCTGCTCCTGCGCCTCTACAAGAGCATCAGAGTCTCCCGACTCAAATGCGTCTTTAAGTCGCTTCTTTGCGGCCTCAAGTTCACCGTTGGCGGAGAACTTGGTTTGTTCGATAAGTACCTTGCTTCCGGCTTCAAGCTGTCCTTTGAGGCGCTTGTTCTCGTCAAGGACTTGCCGGGCAAAGTTCTCTGCGGCTTCACGCTCACGGAGGGCTGATTCCTTGGCCCTGCGCTCGTCGTGGTAGCCGCGTGTAAATTTCTTGATCCGCTGTTGGACCTTCTCGTCGTAGCTGTTTAGCTCTTCGTCGGTCGGGTCTTCAGGCGGTGGTGCGGCCTTGCGGCCACGATCCTGTTCAGGGGTATCGTCTTCAATTTCAATTTCCACCTCGGGCTTGGCCTTCTGCTCGTCTGGAAATTTAAACTCTTCGTACTCTGCCATTTAAATCACTCCTTATGCACGCACAATTCCGCGCGGGTCTTGGACTACTGCTTCCACGCTATCGTCGTTCAGAATCCTGAACTCTCTACCGTGAATCTTCAGGCGGGTGCCTGAATTGGGGCGGACGATGACAAAGTCACCCTCCTTGCAGCTAGGGCCGCTGGGGAAGCGGGTAGCGTCTTTGTAGGCATCAGGGCCAACCTTCACCACAAACAGCACGGGGGTCAGGACCTCCTCGTAGTGCATGGTCTTGGAGTCTTTGAGAATCCCAACCTCGCTGTCCTGATACTCCTCCATCGCTTCCGGCACTACACACAGCAGGTGGAAAGTCTTGGGGTCAGGTAGCTGTTTGGCCTTCTCTTCAGCAGGCTTGTTCAGCAAAGGTGACAGGTCGATAGCCTTCAGGTCAAACTCACTCATCGTCTTTTTCCAATCGTTGCACAAGGTCTTTAATGATTTGTTCTGCGGTGTTCAGACCTCGGATGATCCCGCAGACATGCCGGTACTCGGCGTAATCAGCAGCGCGACCGCCAGCCACGAAGGCTTCTTGGTCTGCGCGTGTATCAGCTATGACTTTGGCGGCGTGCGCCAATACCTTCACTTCATTCACTCATTTCCTTTTTTGGTTGGGATATTTGGACGCGCTATCCGTTGCGCTTGCTGGGACGACATCTGAGCACGGTGTTTAGCAATGTCAGCGCCGATCCGCATTCCTTCGCTCTCCTGCTGGCGAGCGAGCTTGTCCTTCTGTGCAGCGGCAGTTGCCGCGACTTGCATAGCAGCGATCTCTTTCTGAGCCGCGATACGTGATTCTTCAACCCGAATCTGGTCGGCCTTGGCTGCGGCCTCGACCTGTTGCTTCTGAGCCTTGAGTTGAATCTCGGCTTCCTTGATCTTGAGTTCCTGCATCTGCATCTGAACAACCGGGTCCTGCATCTGCTGCTGGTACTGCTGTTGCTTGACCTCGTCGCTGTTCTGTTTAAACAGTTGCTGGGCCGCCTGCGCTGCCATCTGGGCGATCTGATCGGCTATCTGGGGGTCAATGGTCTTGTTCTCTTCCTCGCTCGGGAGAGTGAAGCCCATGCGCTTTTCCATCTCCATGCGGTACTCAAAGGCAACGTGCTCGTTAATGTGAGCCATCATTGCCGCCTGAATGGCCTGCGCTTGGGGGTTCTGGCCGATGATCTGAGCAATCTTCGGGTCCTGCATCGCCATCATGTGGACTTGGATGTGGGCCTTGTGGTTCTGCTCTATGAACGCCTTCAAAGGCTTGCCCGTAATCGCATTCATATTTTCCTGAATGGGATCGGTGGGGATTGCGTCATCTTCAATCGGGACCAGCTTCTGGGCGTTCTTGACCCCCAGAACATCAATCATCTGGCGGTGCAGCAAAGGCAGGTTGTAGAGTTGCGGAGCCTGTTGGGCAAGCTGCATCACTGCCTGATACTGGACAACCTTCTGCGCCATGGTGGCTGCGTTGGGGTCGCTGACCGGGATGACATCGACTTGGTCGTAGTCAGACTTCTTGGCGAAGCGACTGCCTTCTTCCGGCTCGTAGGTGTACTCCTCCGGGGTGTAGTCGGCAATGATGCTCTTGAGCAGTTTAAATTCCTGCTTCATGGCGTAGTGCATACGGGACTGCACTGCGCCCATGACCTTTAGGGTCCGCTCCAACAGCGCCAGCGTCGTGCCCACGGGGGCATTGGCCGACATATCGCTGACGTTTAAATCGCCAGAGGATGCAAACGCACGGCCTTCTTGGACGATGTTCTCGAAAAGAGCGTACAGAACCTGACTGGGTTCCTTGTAGGGCAGGGGGAGAATGTTGTCGCGGATGGAGCCGGAGGGCACATCTACGTCGCGG